CCTCGATGCGGGCGTGGTAATAGCCAGTTGTTGAGGTTGTCCCGCCGACCCGCAATTGGGCGCTTACAAATCGTGCGCCAGTTGTACACCGGGCGCCGCTGATAACCACGCGATAGTTGTCATAGGTGCTCGAAAAACAATTTGCGATAGTCACGCTGGCTGCTCCAGCCGACACCGTCGTGGACGTGACGTACACAAGGCCCGCGTTCGCCAAATACGTGTTCGTGTCAGACGCTGTCAACACCTCACCCGTCGTAAACGTCTTAATGGCCATGCTCAGTATCCTAACTTGTTGCTGTCCAGCTTGCCGAACACCGCATTATCCAGAATCAGGTACGCGTTCAGGTCAGCGCCCGACAGGTAGTAGGTGTAACGGGACGACGCCGGCGTAGCCGACATGCTGACACCCTCAATAATGCAAGTAAACGTAGTGCCACGAAACGTCACATTGACCTGGGTGCCTGGAATAGTTGCCATGTGGTTGCCGGTTTCGCCGCTGACCGCATCCAACTTAAACGTGTTTTGCGCCTCGGCCAGACAGCTAATCGAGAGCAGTGCAAACCCTTGCGTGTCAAAGTTGTTCAGCAGATAGTTGGCGTAGTCAGTGGCTTGCGCGGTGCTTGCGTTTAGGGTGTTGAGCTGCAGGGTGCGGTACGGGGCGCTGCCGGTCTGCACCGTGGCCGCCGCAAACGATTCCGGGTCAACGGTCACCTGCGTGTAGTAGTTGTCGGCGTAGCTGCCAAAGTCGACTTTGTCGTACACCTGGTTAGTGGCGTTATTTGCGGTGTCGCTGAACGTGATTGGGCTGGTGGTGACGTTGAACGGTGTGCGAACCGTGGTGATGCCAGCGGCTTGGGAGTCCCACACGCGGCCGTTGATGGTTTGCAGCACTGCGGCCAGCCAGTCGCCCCACGCCCCGTCGACGGTCGTTGCGGCTAGCGCCTGAGTGTTCGTTGACAGTGTTTGCACACTAAGGCCGGTTTGTGTTGAGCAATCCAGCAGCTGCTCGTAAAGGGTGTCGGCCGCCATGGAATAGCCGAGCCCTTGTACGCGGCCGTACCGGCTGAACGACCCTTCGACTGACAGCGTGAGGTAGTCGGCGTTGCCTACGCCGCCTGCGTACGGGATGCCGTACGACACGTTGACGTTGTTGATGACACCCGTAAACATGAATTGGCCGCTTGACTGGTTATTGATTCTGATGAAGTTGCCGCTGGTCAATGCCGTAATGGGCGATGCAAACCCCGTGGGGTAGCGCACTGTGATGACCGCACGGCTCGATGAGTACGGGTCAAGCTGCCGGTGTCGGCCGACAAAGATGCTGATGTCTTGCACGTTTGACAGTGCTGTAAACACCATGTTGTCGGTGCTGTATTCAACGACGTAGTTCTGTGGCATTAGAACGGGCTGACTGTGATGGGCACTGAGCCGTTCTGACGCATGTATTCGCGCAGCGCGTCCACGACCGCGTTCGGGTCACCACCGTTGACGTTAATTGTGACGTCCGGCGCAGCTGCCATGCCTCGGGTGCCACCGATAGACGGGTCAATCTGGTCAAGGCGCAGGCCGCCCAGGCTGATTTCGGGCAGGCCCATAGGCCCGACATAGCCGTCAGGGCCTTTAGGCACCACCACAGCGCTCTTAGCGGCGCTGGTGGCCTTCTTGGCAGCGCTGGTGGCATAACCCGCCCCAAGGCCCGCCACGGCCCCTCCAGCGGCCGCAGAGGCCGCCCCAGGCATGTCCCCAGCTGAGATAGCCGCCACCGTTGACCGGGAGCCGCCGCCGTCGCCACCGATACGACCCAGGTTGACGTCGCCCAGGTACGGAATGTCCTTGAAAGGGTTGATGAGGTTCAGGCCGCGAATAATGGTGTTAGTGGCCTTGACCCAGGCATTAGCCATGAACTCGATGTAGGACGCCACGCCGTTGACAACGGTGCGTACGATGCTGCGAAACGTCTCAAATTTCGTGTAAGCGACAGTAATGCCAGCTACTAGGGCTGCAATGCCAACCGCAATGAGGCCAAACGGGTTGAGGGCCATGGCGACGTTTACGGCCATAATGCTGGTGGCGACAGCTGCAATCGTGCCCGCAATAATCGTAAACGCTTTGGGGTTGTCCTGCGCCCACTCGGCCGCCCGCTGCAAATACGGCAACACCTTCTGGATAACCGGCAACAGGGCCGCCCCAATGGACTCCTTAGTCTCATCAAGGGCCAGCTTCATCTTGGCAAAGCCGCCAGCAGCAGTGTTGCTGGCTTCCTTGGCGGCCCCGCTAAACGTGCCCTGAAGCGTGGCAAACACTTCCTCCAGGCTGGCGCCGTCCTTAATCATTTGACGCACCGACGGGTCAAGCTTGGCCAGCGCGTTCAGGTTGCCGCCGTACGCCTTCTCCATAGCCTTAGTCACCGTTTCCAGGCTGGTGCCCTTAGCGGCGGCGATGTCCATTGCCAGGTTTGTGGCTTTCTGGGCTTGGTCAACGTCCTTGGTGACGCGCACCAGCCCGGCGAGCGCGGGGCGCAGCTGGTCATCGGTAATGCCCAGGTTGCGGCCTTGCACCGTGATGTACTTTTCGACTGATTTGATTTGGTCGTCGGTTGCTCCGGTGCTGGCCTTCAGTTGGCGGGCAAGCAGTTGCTGGGCTTTTTCGTCCTCCATGGCGGCCTTGACCGCGTCACCCATAGCCACGGTGAGGGCACCCATGGCGGCAGCTGCAGGAATGGCCGCCTTCTTCAACGCAAACTGGGCCTTAGCGCCAGTGGTCTCTAGTTGCTTAAATTCCTTGATGGCTTTCTTGACGCCCGTGTCCACAAAAGTGGACAAAATTGGTATTTCAATAGCCATTAGCGGGTTTCCCTATTTACGCGTCGCATGACGTCACGGGCCAAACGCTCGAACCCAGCTTCGAGCTGGCGGCGGTTTTGCTCAACGGCCTTAGACAGCACACGGGTTTCGGTCGGTGCCACCACGCCGAGGTTGCGCCCAAGAATGTTTGCAGTCTTGCGGCCGGCCGTCTCAAAGATGACGGCACCTGGGTCGGTCTGTTGAATCAGGATGACGTTGCTGGTCTTGCGAGACGTGTCCACCTTGACCTTGGCCCCTCGACGTGCCTTGGCGGCCACATACGGAAACAGGGTGCGGCCTTTGGCTTTCCACTGGCGGTTCATACCCGACAACGGCATTTCGGGGTACGCGGCTTGTGCAGCGCGGATAGCCGGTGCGCCAATCTCTTTGGCGTCACGGTTGAACTGTTTACGCAACTCGGGGTCAATCTTGCGTAGCGCTTTAATGGCATCCTCAACGCCCACCAGGCTGATGTTGGCTTGGGTTGTCACCGTTGTTTCCTCGCTTGCTCGTTTAAGATACTAACCACCGTCGCCAGCGCCTGCCCGTCGAACGGGATGTCGGGTGGCCAATACCCGGTGCTGACCAGCACCACCGCTAGCGCGTAGTGGTACGAGCCTTTCAGGAAGGGTTTTCGGGTTCCTCCCCGACGACCTCAATTGCGGCCAGCTTCTTGACGTAGTCGTCAAACACTGCCGGCACCGTGATGCCTGCCTGTTTGCACGACTCAAACGCCATAAACGCCAAGTCTTCAACGCCGATGCCAGAAGCCAGGTCGGACGCTTTGCGCTTGTATTTGCGTTCCCAGGCGACGACCACAAACAGGTTTGTGGTGACGGTGTATTCCTGGTTGTCGTTTGTGGTGACGTGCAGGTGTAGCTGCATTTCTTCTCCCTCGGTTGGTAGGTGTAGATCAGGTGACGTCGCGCACCCAGGTGCCGCCGGTGAACGTGGCGGTGACCATGGCAAGCTCGCCAACGGTGCTGGCGACCGGGGTGAACGACTCCAGCATGCAGTTGGTGATGGTGTATTCGGGGTTGGTGGCCGACTCGGTGGTGCCTGACGGGCTGATGACCAGCGTGGTGGTGCCGGTGCCAACGCAGCTGTACAGGATGGCCTCGACCTCGGTTGCGCCGTAGCTCAGGAACATCTCCAGCGTGACCTCGACGCTCTGGAGGCCCGACACGAAACGGTGGCCGGTGTCGCCCATTGCGGTGGACTCCAGCGGGTCGAATCCGGTGGTGATGGTGACGCTGCGGCACTGGTCGGACAGGTCGGTGGTGGTCATGCCCTGGGTGATGTTCACCGTGGCGTTCGAGAGGAATGTGCTGGTGGCCATTGTCTTTCCTTTAGTTGCG